TCAACGACATCGTGCTGCCGGTGAAGGATCGCCCTCTGTATGGCTACATGCCGCCTGTGGCAAACGATACGGCGCCCGCAGATGCCCAGTCCATTGCCAAGTATTGGGACCAGTGGCTTTGGTGGGATCAGGCAGATACGCAGTGGAACAGTTCGCGCACGTCTGGTGCATTTGCGACGACGACTACTAAGGCACGAACTGGGCGATACGCTGGGTCGAACGCTCTTAGCCTGTACACGGAAACAAGTAGCAACTCTGATGTGCGTCCTCGAGGTGCTGTTGCTTCTGAGGCCGCTACAGCCGCTTGGCGCAACTGTCAGCCCTACATGGGCCAAGTAGCGGACCGAGCATATCCTGCGGACCCCAACAGCCCTGACATTAGCACTGAGCTGTGCTCTGTCACGCCGCTGCACACGCTCGCCCAAACCCTGTACGGGCGGTTTCAGACCAGCGGTGCTGCCAAGCCGATTAACTTCATCTTCCTTGGCCGCACTCAAACAATCCTCGCCAAGGTCTCGCTGACCACTGGCCTTGGTGGTGCAGGCTTTGGTGTGTACTCGTGGCACCCGGACTACGACCCTGCGGATCTTACTCCGGGCGGTACGACCACGCCGATGTACCTCCAGTGGTGGGACATGTACTGCAAGCCGGCGCTTGATGCGCTGACCAACCCGTACATCGCCGGCCACTTCTGCATGTTGGGCAACAACGACGCCGGCTTGGCGTATAACGGCACAACTGTTGGCGGGGAATCTGTTGAAGATGTCTACGAAGGACGCGGCCTTCCAAAAGACACGGTTGGTGACTCGCTCTCCCGCTTCCATACGCAGCTCGCGCAGGACCTCAACATCAAGTACGTGCCGACTGTGCAGCAGATGCCGTTCCGGGCCGAAGGTAAAGAGGCCAACGTGGACACCGCTTACGGTCAGATGCAAACGGTCATCAACAACTCGCCGCACATGGTCGGGCTTCAGCTGGACCTTGATTGGCTCGGCGACGACAAGACACACCCCAGCGTAAGTGGTTACGCCAAACTTGGCCGAGCCCTTGGTGAATCGTGGATCAACGCTTTCCTCAACGGGAACAGCAGCACCTCGATGTACAAGGCTGACGCCTACCGTGGATTCTACACCTGATTATGGAAACTAGCGAAGCACCCCAAATTCGATCAAATGAGCAAGGCGCTGACTATGGCAGTGTCGAAGTATCCCGTGATGCGGAAGGGCAAATGCCTGAAGCAACACCTGAGCAACCCGCTGACTCGATTGCGCCGGCGGAAGCGGAAACGCCGCAGATCGACCAGCTAAAGATTGAGCAGGACAACAAGCCGTCTGATCTGTTCTCTGGTGATCGGCGCCAAGAGCTGTACAACGAACTACAAGAGAACAACTGGGAGTGGTCTGAGGAGCACTACAAGGAGTTCGAGGGGAAGGGGCTGAGTCGGCAGTTCGCTGACGAGTACCTTGCCGGACAGCGTGCGCGTGCCGAGCAGGTCCTGACGTACTGCGCTAACGAGTGCGGCGGTGTTGATGCCATGCAGGAGGCCTTGAACTGGGCTGCTAAAAACCTGTCGCCCCAAGCTATTGAGGCAACGAACGCGCAGCTTCGCTCAATGGACCCTGAAGTGGTCCTAACGGCTATGCGCGGTCTACAGGCGCGGGCCGGTGTTGGCCTGTCGTCTGTTCCTGGCTCAAGCGGGGAGGGCAGCATCAACTACTTTGCTGATGAGTCTGAGTTCCGCTCTGCAATGTCCGACGAGCGTTTCGACAAATCACCTGCGTACCGCAGCGAGGTGCAAGAGAAGCTACGCCGCTCTGTTGAGCGAGGCACGGTGTCGCTGTGAGGTACATCGCCGCTACCGTTGTTGCCACCCTGCTGCTGATTGCTTGCGTCACTCCTGGCGACCTGCGTAACCTTGCAGACATTCAAGAAGTCAGCCTTGAGCGTCTCGCTACGGCGCAGGTTGATTATCAGAACCGTGTTGAGGCGATTCTTAACGACCAGTCCAATGATGCAGAAACCCAAACGCAGCAAATCCGCCAAGCCCAAGATGACCTCGCCCGTGAAATCAAGGGCATCGGGGAAACCTCCCAAGAAGACCTCGAATCCCTATGGGACGAAATCAAGGCGCGGAACGAAGCGTTGATGTCCGCAGGCCAAGTGCCGCTCACAGGTAACCACCTGATGAACCTACTGCTGGCAGCGATTGGCGCTGCTGGTGTTTCGATCCCAGTCGCAGAGCGGCGGGTCAACAAGCAACGCGATGCCGCACGTCTGGCACGCGGTGAATCTACTAACCCCTACCCTAACAGAAATGTCTGACAACATTGCTCTGGCGTCGGCACTGACTAAGGATGTCCTCAAGATTGAGGGCGCTGCTGCCGTCCAAATTTTCAACCAGCCTAACGAGGGCCTTTCTACGGGCCTTGCTGCAAACGTCGATCCGGTGCTGCGCTTTGCGTACAAGATTGACGGCACTGCGTCGGCTACCGACTTTGCCTATGTTGGCTTCAAGCGTGCAGCTGACACGGCCAATCTTAGCGCCTCGTCTGCCGACTTCATGCGCGTCAAGGTGCGCCTTGATGGTGCGGGTGCTGCCATCACGGAACAAGCCACTCTTACCGTCGCCGGTCTTCGCATGACTCGTCGTGGCACTGCCGCTGGTGAGTACGTTGATATCACCGTTCAGGTCACCAACATGGAAGCCCAGAACGCCGCTATGGCTCTGGCTGTCGAAGGTCCTATCGAACTGATGGGCCTTGAAGTCGAGTACGACGCTGTCTGATCTGACCTAATACGACGCTAGAGCAAAGCTGTCTGACAGCGGACCCGCTGAGGCGGAATAATCCGAGGACGTTAGAAGTGACTGCCCGCTGAGTATTTCCCAACTCTGTTTGCAACCCTCCTTCTTCTTCCTACACCTAATTAGTTATGGTTAGTCAAACCACTCCGATCCAGTTCGGTCAGGCCAACCTGGCCGGCGATGATCGGGCTCTTTTCCTGAAGATGTTCTCGGGCAAGGTGCTCGAGACCTTCGACGAACTCAACATCATGGAAGGCCTCATCGAGTCGATGACGGTCTCTTCTGGTAAGTCGTTCCAGTTCCCTGTCTTCGGGCGGGCCGCTGCTAAGTACCACGCGCGGGGCGACAACATGCTTGACCCGGCGCTGGGCTACCTCAACAACATCGAGGTTGGCGAGCGCGAAATCTTCATCGACCGTCCGCTTACGGCGCCGGCTCTTGTTGAAGACTGGGACCGCCTCACGAACCACTGGGACGCTGCCAGCAAGACTGCTGTTGAACTTGGCCGTGCTCTTGCCGCCAAGCGTGACAAGCAGCTGATGCAGGTCGTCGCCCTTGCCGCGCAGGCTTCTTCGACCCTTACTGCCACGCAGGCGGGTGAGCCCAAAGCCGGTACGTCTGTTGGCGTTGGTGGCTCTGGCTTTGTCTTTGGCACCACGGGTCAAGCCCAAGCCTCGTTCACGGCCATTGCCAGTGCCGTCGCCAAGCTCGTCGAGGCTGACGTTCCGATTGAGGACATCTGCCTTGTGATGACGCCTGCCGACTACTTCGCTGCCGTCGCTGCCCCGGACTCGCCGTTCATCCACGCGGACACCACCTACGGTCAGGCCGGCAATGCCGCGATTGGTCGTATCCACCGCTCGATGGGCTTCAAGGTGCTGTACAGCAACCACCTCCCGCAGACCGACCTGGGTTCGGTCCAAGAGGCTGGTACGTACAACACCTACAACGGTGATTTCTCGGCGGTCAAGGCGCTTGCCTTCCACAGCTCCTGCATCGGCACTGTCCGTCGCAGCGGCATTCAGGTTGAGCGCCAGCGCAAAGCGGAGTACCGCTCTGACTTTGTGTCGGCCACGACGGTCGAAGGTTCGGGCATCCTGCGTCCTGAGTCTGCGATCATCATTACGGACTGATCCAGCTTCCTGCCTTCTGGTAGGAGCTTCGCTACCTAACTTGGCCCCTCCTGTCTGCCGCACAGATGGGAGGGGCCTTTCTCCTTTACTGACATGGGCGCACAACTTACGAAGATTGACGCGGTGAACCAGTGCCTGTCGGCTGCTGGGCAAATGCCAGTCAACCAGATTGACACCAACACAACCCCGGAAGCGCGTCTCATCGTCAACATCCTCGACACCGTACAGCGTGAGGTTCTGGCCGAGGGCTGGGACTGGAACACTGAGTACGAGGTTGAACTCGAGGCGCAGCGGACGACTGGCAAGGTTGCTGTCCCGCCGCGTTACCTGCGGTTCAACCCGATTGACAAGCCGTGGCAGCTAGTCCGCGCAGGGTTCATCTGGGACCGCAAGGACCAGACCTACGAGATCGACGAGACTGTGCGAGGCACCGTGGTCCTCTACTTTGACTGGGACGAACTCCCGCATGAGGCCCGCAACTACATCGCCAAGAAGACTGCACGGCGATACTACGAACAACACATTGGGTCTAGCGACTCGCTGCGCTCGCTCTACCAAGACGAGATGGACGCACGCCGGCTGCTGCTTGATGTGGACCTTGATGTTGGTGACTACTCGATCTTCGATGCGCCTGACATGCAGGTCGGGATCAGCCGAGGCAACGAGTACAGCGGCCTTACGTCACACTCCGGTAACAACCCCTTCTCTAACCGCACGCCTGGAACATGAGCACGCAAGGCCAACTTGTATCGAACCTGCTTGGTGGTATCAGCCAGCAGCCTGAGGACAAGCGCAGCCCTACGCAAGCCCGTGATGCCCGCAACGTGTACTTCTCTGCTGTTGAAGGCGCTGGTAAGCGGTGGCCGACGCAGCACGTGGACCAGTTCAGCGCCCTTTCAGACCCGGACTCAGTGCTCATCGCCTACGACCGGCAGGACACTGCTGGAGCTGACCAGCAATACTTCGCGCTGGTGGGCAAGGGGCAGATCAACGTCGTTGATGCTGATGGCACGTCCTACCTTGTCCGCGACACAACGCAGGGCCCCTCTTACGCAGTCACGCAGGCGACCCGCAACTACCTTGGTAGCGCCTCTGGGTCCTACGAGGCTGGCCGAGCAGACCTGAAAGCGCAGCTAGTCGTAGACACGGCGTTCGTCGTGAACCGCAAGGTCATTACTGCGGAGACGACTGGACCGCAGCGGGCATCGTGGGATGTCAACAAGCGGTCAGCAGGCCTGTTTGTGCGTCAGATGAACTGGGGCGTTAAGCTGCAAGTGCGTTGCAAGGTGGCCGGCAAGGATGAGTTCACGGTCAACTACACAGCGCCCAGCAACTTCATCGACGAGGCGAGCAACCTGCGAAACGATGCCGGTAGCCTTATCGCCAACGCAGACGCCGATTACAGCCACACGGTCGAAACCGCGTCTAACCACGTGGGTGCCGCAGATGGGTGGCTCGTAGAAAACACGCGAATCCCAAACGCGCCGTTCCCGGTCACTGACAACGAAGACCTGCTGTACGCGCACACCGCAGCGACGACGAAGGAGAGCGCTAGTACGTACCGGCGTGGCGCTTGGACGTATGACCCTGCAACGCGCATTGCAAAGCTCAAAGCCGAGGCGTTTACCCCAATCCCGACAACGTCGCCTCTGTACTTTGGCTGGCACAACCTTGAGACCAAGCGGTCTGTTGGCAGTGGTGGTGGGGACCTTACGTCTGATTACCAAGCGGATGTCATCACGGGCAACAAGGTGTCCATCTCGCGCACGTTCCCTGTCACAACTGACTACGCCGCGCAGAAGCTCAAAGAAGCCATCTTGGATTTGATGGCCGCTAATGACACAACGCCTGGGGAAGTAACTGGCATCATTTCTGTTGAGCCAGGACGTTACACTTCTAATTCATCGCTGCTGATCCGAGCAGTTGACGACATCGAGGTGTTCGAGGTAACGGACTCGGTCGGCAACACGTTCATTACTGGCTGGACGGACACTGTCGAAGAGATCAGCGACCTTCCGTTAGTCTTTCGCCACGGTGCTATCTGCCGGGTGTCCAACCTGACCGCTGAAACGCTGGACGACTACTACGTGCGCTTTGCGTCCGAGAAGTGGGTGCGGGCCACCGACCAGAACTACGACAACTTCTACGACGCGGCCTACACCGATCACTTCGGTCAGGGGCAGTGGCAGGAGTTTGCGCTACCGGAGACAGGCAAGGGCCGGCTGGACGCGGCAACGATGCCGCACATTATCAAGCGGTCGCAGGACGACGGTTATGGTACATACACCGGCGAGGCTAACTCTATCTTCTTTGATGTCCGCCCCTACGACGGGTGGGTGGACAAGTCTGCCGGCGACTCCGAAAGCAACCCTGCGCCTTCGTTTGTGGGCGAGAAGCTGACTGACGTGTTCTTTCACCAAGGGCGGCTTGGGTTTGTCAGCAACAACAACGTCATTCTGTCGGAGACTGGCGAGCTTGGCAACTTCTGGCGCACTACCGTCCTGTCCCTGCCAGACTCTGAGCCAATCGACATTGCCGCTACGGAGGACCAAGGCGCCCCGCTGCTGTCCGCAGTGCCCATTGACGAGCGCCTAATGCTGTTCTCTACGGAGTCGCAGGTAGTCGTCGCGTCCCGCACAGGTGTCCTAAGCCCCGCCACCGTGCAGGCCCCTGTCGCTTCCCGCCATGACGGTCTGCGGAACGCGGACCCGGTCCTGATTGGCCGCACCGTGTTCATGCCGTACAGCAACACCAACTACATCGGTGTGCGCGAGCTGCTGCCGCTAGGCGAAGTAGACGCAATTGGTGACGTTGATGTGACGCAGGCAATCCCCAGGCTCATTCCTCGAGGAGGCTTTACGCGGGTACGTGGCAGCGATGTCGATGACCTGATGCTGCTGTTCAGCGATGCCGAGCCTAAGAAGCTGTACGCCTACAAGTACATCAAGTCGGGCGAGGAGTATCGCATGGCTGCGTGGTGCATCTGGGAGACCAAAGGCACCATCGTGGACTTTACGTTTGTAGACCGCTACTTGTATCTGGTGGTCAACTACGACGTGTCCGTTGGTGGTGGTTCGACTAGAACCTGCCTTGAGCGCATGGAGATCGGCGCAGGGCAGGCAGATGTCAACAGCAACATCGTCATGCACTTGGACCGCCGCGTGTACTACCCGAACAGTGTTGGCGTCACCGATGTGTACGACCGCGACTTGGATGTGACTACCTTTACGCTACCTTCTGCCAGCTACACGGTGCCTACCGACACGGCCATTGAGGTCGTTACGGCCAACAACGGTGTTGACCAAGAGGAAGGCATCAGGCTTGAAGTGACGCAACGGATTCCGAGTACAAACACGGTGGTGGTCCGCGGTGACCATACAGGCAAGAGCCTGTTCTTTGGTGAGCCTTACACGTTCAGTTGGACCGCCAACAAGCCGTTCGTGAAGTACAACACCGGGCAAGGCCTTGCTGTGTCTAAGAGCGCAGAGACGCTGACCCGCAGTGCTACGGTAGGTGTGTCCCGCACAGGTGCCCTTGAGGCTGAAGTGCAGTACAAAGCGGGGGAGACCTACACCACTACATATAATGGAGGTGGCTTGGGGACCCAAGGTGTTGCATTCACTGACGACTTCGACAACACGGACCCAATCCGTACCGATGAGGTCAAAGTGTCGATCAACTCAATGTCAGACAACTTCAAGCTGACACTGAAGAACGACACGCCGTACCCCAGCAACATCACCACTCTTGAATGGGCTTTGAGACACCGCCGCAAGTACCCGCCGAGCGCCATCTTCTGATGGACCACGCGCACCCAGACCACGCATACACACTGGGTCCGCACTTACGCGACGACGACCTGCACGAAATGCAGCTGGTGTACGAAGGGCAACACGAACCTGGCCGGCTGCTCGAGCACTCAATTGAAGTGTCTGACGAAGCCTTCGTGATCTACGACGATGACGGACAGCTGCACGGCATCTGGGGCCACGGTCACTGGACAGACGGTGCTGTGCGGGCAGGCATGGGCTACGTCTGGCTAGTGTCGAATGACGAGCTGTTCAGCGACTTTGCCCTGCTGATGACCCGCAAGGCCCGCAATGTGATCTTCCCG